AGATTGTTTCTATCTGTGAGGAAAAGTCATTCATTGCTGTTTCGTCATCCATAATAGACGCAAGGTAAGCAGTTAACTCAGCTCGGTTTACGGAAAAAAATGGCAATGGGCCATCTTTACCTTTATCACTTTTTTTCAAAATGAGGACATCTTTTCCACGCAGGCGGAACTCTTTGATATATTTAAACAAGGCGCAGCGCTTGACCTCCCCGCGAAGCGGGTTCACGAGTTCTAGGAATTTGCGAAATGTTTTGACATCTTTTGGTATTTCCAAAGACTTTTCGGGATTCACTACTGATTCTGGATTTTTATTTGTCTTATCAGGATCATTTGGTTTTGTTTCTTCTTCCAGAAACAACATTAATTTTTCGTTAAAATTCATAACAAACCTCCTAATAAGTTACTGAATGGTTACTGGTTCCAAATCTGATTCATCACCCACAGGAAACTCATTCGCTGGTTCTGCCGATTCATCTTCAGGAATGATCTCTTCTGGTTCAGGAGATTCTGGTGCTGAAACACTCGTCAATGAATCTAATGTCCCTTTTACTTTATCATAAGCCTGTTTGAATGGGCCAGATGCCCCAAATGTTTCCCCATCAATATACTCTTTTGGCATTTCCAAAAGAGCCTGTGAAGCCAAAAACAAATTGTCATAAATTGTTTTATAAAGACGGATTGCCGTCTTTTTTGCCTCTCTCTGAATTTTAAGCGCCGTATCATTATTTGTTGCCATGATTTCCTCCTATATTATTTATTCTTTTCGAATTATTCTACGCCTTCCATACCATGTGGATCGTCCCAATTTTCAAGATACTGCTCTAGAGCAGGATCATTTTCCATAACATCTTCCACCTTAGCCATCAATTCATGTGCATTAACATCTTCAAGAAGTTGAAGACAGAAATCACAGGCATCGATGATATCATAATCAATTTTTTGTGCAATTTTATCAACATCTGCAGATTTAAATGTGGTGCTAGAATTATAAATTCTAGATTCTTTTACCGCTTTTTTAAATTTCATGTTTTCTCCTGTCTTTATTTATTATTTAAACAGGAATTACTTTTTTATTTTGAATATCCCATCTATAAAATCGAAAACCATGCCCCTCTTTTTGAACAAGGAAAAACTTCCACCCTATTTTCCTACAAAATAACTCTACCGTTTCAAATTTTGCCAAGTTTTTAAGGTAATTCGTTGTATGGATGCGTTTGTATCTCATAGAATTGGTTTGGACTCGCATTTGTAAACTTTTCAAGGGTTTAACTTCACATAATAAGGTATTCCCGTCAGTCATTTGAACTTTAAAATCGATTAAATAAGTCCTGACTTTTGGGGGATGGCTGAATTTGTCTAAATATCGAATGGGAAAATCATTTTTCCAATCAAGAACATTGGTGTTATTATCCAAAAATGAGGCAAAATTTATTTCCCAATTACTTCTAAAACATAATTTTTGCTGTGTTGAATTTTTGTTATAGTGATTTTCAAGTATCGTTCTTTTGAAACTGCTCAAATTTTTTTCTCATCTTTTATAAAAACCCAAGAATCAGCATCCATGAAGGCCAACCGTCAGGGTCAACTCCGTCAGGTTCCACCATTGTCCCCATAGGAGTCTTACAGCCGCCGCTGTCCCATTCCCATTTTTCCATTGTTCTTACTGAAGGGGCTTTAAATCCCATAAAATAATCTGGCAACCTGCTCATTCGAAATTTGTATTCTCGTTCGTTATTTTCAGGGCGGAATAATAAAACTCCTGTGTAATGAGAACGGAGCGAACTATTCTCTTCTGCGTCAGGTCTCTCGCTTGGTAATAAAGGTCTGACTTCACCCTTAGTTCCTACGGGAATAGTTGTTCCATCTTTTAATTTTATTTCCACTTTGGTCGTAGTTTTACGGGATTTACTTTCTAAAAGTTGGAATTTCATTTTATGTCCCTCTATGTATGATAAATTTCTTCTCCGCCGTCGAATCCATACTTTTTACCTATTTGATATTCCAGAACTTCCATTCTATCATCACCTTCTGGAGCATTATCATTTGCAAAAAGTATGGCTTCTTTTTGAGAAGAAAAAATAGCATAAGGTACACTATTTCCAACATGCGCTTCGTTATATAAAACAACATAAACTAAGGTTCCCATTTGTTCTTTTAGAAATAATTGCTGTTCCTTTACTGTTCCGTACTTTTTAATATCTTCTTTGGTGAGTTTCATATTGATCTCCTATAACTTTACAATGATATCTGCTTTCTCGTTTAAAATTTTAACCAAGTTTTCCACATCAGATTCTTTCAATACGAGTTCAATAGATTCTTTCCCCTTAGATTCTGCTATATTTAATTTTTCTTCTAATGCGAAAACTTCATTACCAATGACCAATTTTCCAGATGTCAACTTCAAATCTATTCTACCGTATAGTTTATTTTCCAAAAGATGGGCGACATAAATACCATCCGGTAAATTTTTCTTATTTCTCATATTAAAAACTGAAAAAGATTCTCTAGGAACCGTAGGAGTTGCTGGATTTGCTTGAGGAGTATTTTTCATATCCAAAGTTTCGCCCTCGTTATCCACCATAACATTCTGTTCCTCTGTTCCTGCTTCTTCGAGTGCGCCTTCTTTTTCGCTTTGGAATTCATCCAATTTGGTTTTGAATTCTTCAAGGTCTCCTGAAACTGTAACAAATATTTCTGTATCAGGGTAAATTTTTAAATAATCAATAGCTTCTTCAATACTGAACTCTGTTTCTTCATCCATGCTGAATTTAATTTCGACCCCGGAACCATCAATGAAAGATTTTATTTCTTCTTCACTTAATTCGGTTGTTGTTGGTTCTAATTCAGGTTCTTCTTCGGGTAATGGTTCGGGAGATGCTTCTTGTGCTGGTGCTGCGGGAGGGGGAGGTGTATTCTCTCCGCCTGCTGCTGAAATGGGAGCTTCTTGTTCTGTAATGGTTTCTAGATCATTCCATACTGATTCAGGTAAAGCTGCAGGGGCAACTGACGTTTCAGGGGCTTGTGTATTTTCAATCCCTGCACTAGTGTCTTCGATAGTTTCCAAGTCGCCTTCCGTTTCTTCTTCTTCCCCTTTTGGAGTCAAAATAAAAACGAACTCTGGTTCCAAATTCTTTTCGCCTTCGTCATCACCTTGCTGTTTTACTGTTAAAGTATATTGATATTCTTTATCACCCATTTCCTCATCTTCATTATTTGTAATCTCCTCAAGATCGAGATCATCAATCGGCAGGTCTGGTGTTTTTGAAGTATCGCCTTCTATTGGTTCCAAGTCGCCCTGTTCAATCAAATTTATTTTGTTCATGTATTTCCCCCTCCATGTTTATCTGTATTTATTTATTGTTTTTGTATATCCTTATTTTTTATTAGTAGGTATTCTCATTTGGGGGATTTGGAGTTGATTTTGTTTTTGTTTTTCTGCTATTTCCATTTGTTGCATGTAAAGAGACATGCGCATTTCAAATAGTGCCCCGTCTAATACCTGAATAACAGGTGCTAAAGGATAACCCTCACTTAATATTTCATTTAATTTACCGGCAAAGTCGCGAAGATAATCTTCATGTGATTTGCGTTTCGGTTGTTCCTGTTCTTTACCATTTCCATTATCGATTACTTCCATGTTATTTCTCCTTTTTCATTCCTTTCGCAACTTGTACACTCAGACTGCGAAATTCTTTAAATTGTTTTTGAAGCGTGATAGTTGTCTTCCGCGCACGTTGCCAAGCACTTTTTGGGGCTACTTCTTTTTTTGCATCTGCGAGGAAAGAATTCACCTGTTCCTCAATTTCCGCCACTAATGCCTTTAATTCATCCAATCCATTTTTTTCTTCCATTTTACATCTCCTTTCGTGTGAAACTTTTTTGTTTCTACACTACTATTTATGAAAAAAGGAGATTTTTGATTAAATGAGGCGTTGGAGAGTTAAAACTTTCTTAGTTTCATATCTTTTTTGAATTTTTCCCAATTTTGGGTAAGGGAGTGGTGGATATATACATAATTCTGCCATTTCTTTCCGTTCTTTTTTACTCCCAATAAAAAAAAAGTATCGGTGCTTTCTACTTCTTTCTTTATAATAAAACCTATCCCCATATATTTTTTTCATCAATTTTGATCTATCTTTTATTCCACGACCCAAACTATCATAAATCGATGTATAGTGTTTATTTTCCATTCCCTTTATAAATGGGTCTTTTCTTTCTGCAGATAATCCACTATAACGCCAATTTGTAGATTGATAAATTGTTCCTACATGTTCCATCGACATATCTGCATATGAAACTATTGCCATCGGAGATGGTAACATTTTCAATGCCCGACTTACAAAATAAGATAATACATTTTTTTCAAGACCTTCTGTTACTACTAATCTGTTTAACTCTATAAATTGATGAATATAGTGACCTTGAAATGTTTTATCTATTAATCTATGCGCAACGGGCCTGCCAAAAGTGCAAACTCCTTTTAATGTTTTATCAAGATATAAACCAAAAGCATAAGTAATAGGTGGAATTCGATGAGCATAATGAGACTGTAATATAAATGGGTATGTTAATTCACTTGGTATTACTTCTACATGATATTTTTCTTTTATACTCATAATAATCAAATAAGATTATTCTTTAATTTCATTTGGATGTAATGTCTCCCATAAAATTATTTTATCGATATATTTTGGAAAATATTCTTTTATATATTTTCTGAATGATTTTAATCCTATACATATATTGATATACGTATCTTTGAATTCTTCAGAGATATTTGATCCTAATACACGAGATATTAATTTATTAAATTCTTCTTGATATTCATTGTAATTGTAATACTCTTGGTTGTAAACTGGATAATAATGGGTTGTGTTAGTATTGCTATGGGTTGTGGTGGTTACATAGGGGGCAGTAGTATACGTATCAGTATCATATGTACCATATGTACCAATAGGATACGAATCAGTAGTATACGTATAGTTATAATTTAAATTTTTATTAAGTTTTTTATTCATTATATCATCCTAATTTTTGCGTATTTATTTTTATTTTTTTTATACGATTAATTATATTAAGTTTACTCTTGTCTATTAATTGGGTCTTTTCAAGAAAAAGTTTATAATGGATATCTGTATCTATTAGTTCTATTTTTTTTACCAAAAAATCTTGAAAATATTTTGCATAATCTATTTCAAACTTTAACCCTAGAGTTGGGTCGTAATGGATGACTCCTCTATTATCTTTAACATAAAGCATATTGACGGTTCCGCCTCTTTTTATCTCCGCACCAGAATTTTTGAGTGCTCTTATATGTTGTGGGGTTCCGTCATATTCATTCATTCGTTTTGACATTTTTTTACGAATAACTAAATCTAACGGTTCTTGTTTTCGCAAATCGACCCTAACTCCATTTACAAACTCTCGTAACTTGTCAATATTCCCATAGTTGTTCAGAATGTTTTCATATAGTTGGGTCAAAACTTTCTTGAAATAAGTCGCACAATCATCTTTAATTGCCTCGAACCCTTTTATATAAAGCTCTTCCTTTTTAAGTATTTTTCCTTTAAAAAATTTCAAAAACCCCACCTGTTTCTTTTTTGCGGGGGCTAGTAATAATTTTGAAAACGATTTTTCGAAAACAATTTGCATAATATGTTTATTGATTATTTTTTCATTTTTCGTGAATTTTAATAGGAATTCGGGCAAAGATTTATTGAATATGTCTTGTAAATCCCTAGATTTTTTAACAGTTTCATCGAAATCGTTTGCCTGTATTTTAATAAAAATACTATCGGTATCTCCTGTTAATATTTTATATCCCAATTCTTCTGCTTTATTTTTCGTAAACCGTAATGTTTCTCTTGCTACATAAGTAACCGATGATGCAACTCTTTGGTCATACAAAATAAACCCACGATAACCCAAAACACCATAAAGTGCGTTACTTGTTCCTTTAAAACACATTTCCATATCATTTAAAATTTTAAATTCTTGAGAATTTCCATCAAATTGCATTTTTCTTTTTTTTAATTTGGTTCGTTCGTTTACCAAAAGTTGCGATAACTGTGGGATGACTCCTTTCTTTTTTGTCGTGAACATGATGTTGCCAATTTTGACATCGGTATTAGGATCGAAATCTTTAAAGTCTTCGACCAGGGTATCTTTTGATAAATTTAACGAAATCATGATACTTGGATACAACGATGAAAAGTCATAGACGGATACATTTTCGAATAAGCCAGGTTCGGTTTCCAAAACCAATGCTCCCTCAAAACGTGATTCTTCTTTCTGTTTTTTCTTGGATGGGAATTTGAATTGTTTAAATCTTTGATGGATTAAAGATTCCAAAAATCGGCTATTGAAGTAGACTGATTCATAAGTCTGCGGCGCGATTTTCTGATATAGTATTGGGAACTCTATTATTTTTTGCATCTGGGCGATTTTTTCTGTAAGATAAACGTCTTTGATATTGTATTGTATCAATTTGGTCAAATCATTATCTTCCCATAAAATATCAATACCCTCATGCTCTATTTTCTTTT